AGAACTAAGGAAAAAGATAGAAGAAAAGGTAACCCTTTGAAAGACCCCAATCCTGATGTTGAAGAAAAACCAAAAGCAAAAATGGAAAAACAACAAAGTGATTTCATAGAAAAAATAATGGACGTATTAAATTTTAACTAATGGGACATAAAGAACTTGAAAAATTAATTAGAAGGATTGTTAAAGAAGCACCTGTTGATTACGGAGATTATCCAGAAAGAATGGATCCAAGAATACAACAAAAGATAGAAGATCCCGAAAATATTTATGCTAAAAATAGGGCGTTTAGAGGTGGCGTTTCAGATGTTGAAAAACTAACGGGAACAAGATTTAAAGAAATTGTAGATTATGTCAAAAGATATTTTTCTACAGATAGAAATTTAACACAACCGGCAGTAATGCAGGCCATACAAATGGAACAAATGATGGCAGTAAGAGATGTCATGTCAATTGAACCTCGACATAGGGAAAAACTCAGAGATTTGGCAATGGAAATATCCGCAAAAGAAGCGGGGTGGATGCCTTACAATTTAACGATGGAACAAGCTTTAAGAGATGGTATAATATCCAAAAGAAAATCTCAAACAGGTGGGACACTTTACGAGTTTCAACTTATCAACATGATAACTTTTTTAGGTGAAAAACGAATAGACCCATCAATTTTTCAAATGAAAGCTAAAGAAAATGAAAAACTACCTATACCAGCAAATTTTTCTTTTGACATCGATGAATTAACACCTGAAGAACAAAAACAATTAGAAATAGAAAAAAGAAACGTAATTAACGCTTACGTAATGGGTAAGGCTAAAAGAGGACAATACAGTTATCAAGCTTTTAAAGAAAGATTAGATGAAATTGACCCATCACTTTATCCACTCTATAATAAAATAATGGGGGCTAATGATCTAATGTATTTTACAAACCAACAGTTAATTGAAATGTTGGGGGGTAATGCCGCTGGTTCGGCAAAAAAAGGGCAACCTGAACCTGATGATGACGATGATGATGATGAATCTGATAGTGGACCTGAAAAAGATACTTGGGAAGCAAATGGATTGATATTTCCAATTTTAATTCACGAATTGGACAAAGCCTTCAGTATGGTAACTGCCAGGTCACAATGGAAGGGTATGGACCCTGAAATGGCAAGACAAGTCATATCACAAACTGATACCATGGAAAACGAACCGATGAATTTTAGAGTTGGTGCTGAGTTGGCAAGAAAGATCAGAACTATGTTACCTGATGAATTAGTTTTAGATCCTGAAGGTCGTGAATATATGCCTTTCTTTGAAAAAAACTTATATGAAGTTCCGGCCGAAAGATTCTTAAAAGACATAATTGCAAACGTTATATCTGACAATAAACAAGATAATGACAGGGCTAGAAAAGAATTTAAAGAAATTTTTCAAAAGGCTAAAAGGGAGTATGATAGGTTCAAAGATGATGAAGATGATGATGAAGACGATGACGATTATGCTTACTAAAGATATAACCTACCAAATCGGTAGGTTTTTTTTTAAATAAAAATTTGTTAGCTATTTATAAATAAAAACATTATGAGTCTAACAAAAGAACAAGTCATGTTAGAATATGTTAGGTGTATGAAAGATACTGAATATGCACTCAAAACATATTTACAAACATACGATAATACTGTTTCTAAGTACGTACCCTTACAACTTTTTCCCGATCAAGTATCATTATTAAAAGACTATGAAGATTATGAAGAAAATATAGCCCTGAAATATAGACAGGCTGGGGTATCAACAGTTACTGCCGCTTGGGTGTCAAAACGACTAGTTTTTGCAAAAAAAAATCAACCCGAAAAAATATTGATCATTGCGAACAAATTAGACACCTCAATGGAAATGGCAAACAAAATAAGGGCATTTGTTGATCAGTGGCCATCTTGGGTAGGGGCCGGATTTTCGGTAGACAAAAACTCTCAAAAACATTACAAACTTATTAATGGTAGTGAAGTAAAGGCTGTTGCGACTTCTAAAGATGCTTTGAGGGGTTTTACACCAACAATACTTGTGTTTGATGAGGCGGCATTTATTGAAGCCGATAGTGACTTTTGGGCTGCTTGTATGGCTTCATTATCAACAGGTGGTAAAGTTATAGTAGTTTCGACCCCTAACGGATACGACCCAATTTATTATGATGTTTATAACCAAGCAGTTAAAGGAATCAACAACTTTAAAATTTCTGAAATGTATTGGTGGAGAGATCCGAGATACGCCAAAGATTTATATCTTGTACCTACAGATGACTTAGTTCATTATCTATTGAATAAAGATCAACAGGATGAATCTAAACATATATCCTTTGCCCATGTAGATCCTTATGAAAGAAACTACGATGAAATATCCAATTATTTCAAAGATGGGTACAAACCATGTTCAACTTGGTATGAACGTATGGTGAAAAAATTAAAGTATGACAAAAGAAAAATTAACCAAGAGTTAAATTGTGAATTTTTGGGATCAGGTGACAACGTTTTTGACAATAAACAATTAGAAGATATAAAAAATAACACCTTATGTGATCCTTCAGGAAAAATGATGGGGAATTCACTTTGGGTTTGGAAAGATCCTATTTTGGGACATAGATACATAATGGGTGTTGACGTATCAAGAGGTGATAGTGAAGACTTCAGTTCGATACAAATCATAGATTTTGATTCAAGGGAACAGGTCTTTGAATACGTAGGAAAAATACCTCCCGATGCTTTGGCAGAAATAGCCTACAAATGGGGTATTATGTATAATGCATTTATTGTTGTCGATATAACAGGAGGTATGGGAATAACAACTGTTAGAAAACTTCAAGAATTAGGGTATAAAAGTTTGTATGTTGATGGTGTAGACACAACAAGTATATGGTCAAACACAACCAAAATGGCAGATAAAATTCCAGGAATTAATTTCAATAATAAACGAGTACAAATTATTGCGGCTTTCGAAGAAGCGGTAAGACATAAGTTTAAAATAAAAAGTGTTCGTCTATACAACGAAATGAACACTTTTGTTTATATAAATGGTCGACCTGATCATCAAAAGGGACAACATGACGACCTTATTATGGGAATATCTATGGCAATTTATGTCGGTGAATCTTCGTTCACAAAATTAGAAAAAGTCGCACAACAAGCTAAAGTTATGTTGGAATCTTGGACTGTAGCTTCAAATGACGCAGTATCTAAGGAAGTATACTTCAATCCAGTATTACCAAATTTAAATGTTAAAAGAGATCACTTTGGTAGGGAAATAAATTCAGCAACAAGAGAAGACTATGAAAAGTATGGTTGGTTATTTGGGGGTAGGTAATATTTATAAACATGGGTAGTATAAGAAGAAAAAAAAGTGGTAAAATATTTGCCGGGTCAAACTTAGTTATAACCGGTGAAGGAATTTATAGTGTTAAAATTATAGAACCCACTTTTAGAAAAAAAAGTCAATACGACATTGATTCTAACACTACAACAACAACCACCACAAAAAGTGGTGGATAGTTATATTATAACTAACAATAAACTTTATATTAAAAAAATATAAGTTAAATTTTGAATATGGAACAAAAAGAAAAAAATTTAACAGTCTGGCAAAGATTGTCCAAAACGTTTGGACCTAATTCAACGTTAGGTATGGACGACCCTGTTTATAAGTTTGATAAAAAAGAAATATTAAAAACTACAGATAAGTCACAATTTGAAAGAGATAAATTAGAAATACAACAAACTTTATTTCTTAATGACAATTGGAAAAAAATCGAAAACAATTTATATAGTCAAGCGGTTTATTATGAACCAAATAGAATTTCAGCTTTCTACGATTATGAATCTATGGAATATACTCCTGAAATATCAACAGCTTTGGACATATATGCCGAAGAATCTACAACATCTAATCAAGACGGATATATTCTTCAAGTTTATTCAGAATCAAAAAGAATCAAAAGTATATTAGTCGATTTATTTAATAACAACTTAGACATAAATACAAACCTACAGATGTGGGTCAGAAACATGTGTAAGTATGGTGATAACTTTGTTTATTTAAAACTAGACCCTGAAAAGGGTGTTGTAAGTTGCATGCAACTTCCAAACATTGAAATTGAAAGACTTGAACGTGGTATGGAAACAAGGTCAACAAACACCACACCATCTATGAAAGAAAAAAATCTAAGGTTTGTTTGGAAAAATAAAGACATGGAATTCAACACATGGGAAATAGCACATTTTAGATTATTGGGTGATGATAGAAAATTACCTTATGGTACTTCTATGTTAGAAAAGGCCAGGCGTATTTGGAAACAATTAGTTTTGGCTGAAGATGCGATGTTAATTTATAGAACATCAAGAGCACCTGAAAGACGTGTATTTAAAGTTTATGTTGGTAATATGGATGATAAGGATGTTGAAGCCTACGTACAAAGGGTTGCAAATAAATTCAAAAGAGATCAGATTGTTGATTCTAAAACAGGTAATGTAGACTTAAGATTTAATCAGATGGCGGTTGATCAAGATTATTTTATTCCTGTTAGGGACGCTCAACAAACAATGCCTATTGAAACATTGGCAGGAGCCGCTAACTTGTCTGAAATTGCCGATATTGAATACATCCAAAAAAAGTTACTTACTGCTTTGAGAATTCCAAAAGCTTATTTAGGGTTCGAAGAACCTGTTGGTGATGGTAAAAATCTTTCATTATTAGATATTAGATTTGCAAGAACAATTCATAAAATACAAAAAAGTGTTATCGCAGAATTAAATAAAATTGCTATAATACACTTATTCCTGTTAGGGTTTGAAGATGAATTACAAAACTTTACATTAGGGTTGACTAATCCATCTAAACAAGCCGATCTTTTAATGGTTGAAGTTTGGAAAGAAAAAGTTTTATTATACAAAGACATGGTTACTGAAATTCCTAACTCATTACAACCGACATCAGCAACATGGGCTAAAAAACATATTTTTGGTTTTTCTGATGAAGAAATTAAACTTGAATTACAACAAATTAGATTAGAAAGAGCCGTTGCGGCAGAATTAGCAAATACTGCAACAATAATAACCCATACAGGATTCTTTGATACGGTAGATAAACTTTATAAAACACAAACAGGATCCACCCAAACTGCAGGAGCCGCACCTGGAGCTGAAGGTGGGGCAGGAGCGCCACCACCTCCACCAGGAGGAGGAGCACCTCCTTCACCACCAGCAGGAGGTCCGTCTTCAGGACCACCAATTCCTGAATCATTTAAAAAAGATAATTTAAATTTATTACTCGAAAGTGACGATTTACTTGGGGATGAATTTTTGGATCTGTCTAAAGCATCAAATTCTTTGGGTGACATAGAACATGAATTAGATAAATTACTAAATAGTTAATATTTATAAATAAAAAAAATTATGAAATTTGGTGTATTAAAATCTAAAATAGAAAAGTGTTTAATTGAATCTTACAATAAAAATACTTTTAAAGATAATATTTTTATTTTCAATGAATTAGTAAGAAAAAATAAAAATATCAGTAAGTTATATTACTTATATGATGAATTATCATCAAAAAAAGGATTGTCAGAATCTTTGGCTAACGATTTTGTAAACGAATCCATAAATTTATACGAAAATACAATAAACAAAATCAATAAAAAACATATTGACGAAATTAATATTTGGGTCAACAATGTAGAAACAAAAAACGAATATTCTATAATTGATGACTTATTTTCTAACAATGTGGTAACATTAGAAAATAAAATTAAAAGTAGAAAACAAATTGTAGAATCACTAAAATCTGTAGAAGTAATTTCTGAAAGTGGTAAGATAGTTCATATACCCTTGGATGATATGATAGAAGTGGCAAATAAAACAGTGAATGAATATATTTCTAAAATTAACGAATCTGAAAAAAAAGAAATTTTGAGTATAATCAACGAAGACGAAAACAAACTAAAAATAAAATTTGATTTCATCAAAGAAAATACTATCAAAAGATTAGAAAATATTTTAGAAACTGAATCAGATGAAGAAACCAAAAAAACTATTCAAGAAACAATTCAAAAAGTAACTAAAGAAAAATTTGATAAAATTAGTTTTGTAAAACTTAAAAGTTTAAATGAAAGTCTTTAATCGTTTTTAAATTTTTTTTGAATATACCTTGCTTTATTTAAAATCTGTCTTTTTAAGACAGATTTTTTTGTGAATTCTTTTCTGTTATTTAATTGACTATTTTGTCTGGTTTTAATTACCTTACTTTTAAGTTCTTTGATTGATCTTTCTATATCCCCTTTTTTTACTTTTACTATTAGCATATGTGTTTAATAATTTTATTTATATTGATATATATTACAAATTTAAGTAAACTTATCCAAAATAAACTATTTTACTATGGAAAAAAAATATGAAAAAAGGAAAAACTTCCAAAATCAATGGATTTAAATCTGCCAAAATTTCCTATGGAACTGTAGATTCCAAAGAATTCAAATCCCTTTATCTAAACCTACAAACTTGGGTAGAACCAAAAAAAGAAAGTGAAAGTTGGAACAGAGTAGTACTGAATATGAATAGATCTATAAAACATTCGATTTACCAAAATATAGATAAAAAAATTTTTGACGAAAAATTTATTGTTGATATGGACTTAAGAACTAGTGGACTACAGTTGAAAAAAAAATCATTTATGAATTTAGAAATAAACTTATATCTTGTTGAAGAAATTGATTTCAAGTCATTAAAATTAAAAAAATCTTTAAAAAATTTAATAAAAAACATTTACGACGAAGTACTATTCAAAAATGAATATTTTAAGTTTTATCTCACTAAAACTGGAAATTCAAAGTTAGTTAAGGTAAAAACCGAAAAAGTTTAATATTTATTATAAAACTTTGAAATGAAAATATTAGGACCTAATGAAATTGGAAAAGGTATTCTTATTGAATACGATGCGGGTTATGTAAATCCCAGATCATCAAACAACCAATATATAATGGAATCTAAAAACTTTTTAGACTATTCTAAACCCTTTGAGTTTTACGCTGTATTACAAAAATATAACACACCAAATAGGAACGGTAGAATTTATCCTGAAAAGGTTTTAAAAAGAGAAGCTGAAAATTACAAAAAAATGATTGAGAAAGGTACTTCACTTTCTGAACTTAATCACCCTGAATCGTCACTGATAGATTTAGACAGAGTTTCCCACATAATAACTGAAATATGGTGGGATGGACCAACTTTACTTGGTAAGTTAAAATTATTAACAAGTCCTGGTTTTCATGAACGTGGCGTAGTATCGACAAAGGGCGATTTAGCGGCTAATTATCTTCGTCAAGGTGTTACTTTGGGTATATCATCTCGTGGTGTTGGATCTTTAAAAAAAGTTGGTGAACAAAACGAAGTCCAAGATGACTTTGAATTAATTTGTTTTGACTTAGTTTCATCACCTTCTACACCGGGAGCTTATTTATTTTTAGATAAAAATGATAGACAAAAATTTGATGAAAATTTAGAAGAAGATAAAAGGATGGCTTTGGAAAGAAATGTTGGGGAAAGTGGTAACAAATCTCTTGACTTAATGAAAAGGTTGTCCGATTATTTAGGAAAATAATTAAAAATGGAACAAGGAGAAAAATATTTTGTAGCAAGAATCACCACAGACATGCTTGATGAAAACAGTGGTAAAGTAAAAAAAATGAAAGAAGAAAAATTGGTACGAGCTTATTCACCAACCGATGTTGAAGCTAAAGTTACGAAAATTTACGAAAATTACACAATGGACTGGAGAATTACCGCAATTGTTGAAAGTAAAATTGACGAAGTGATCGAAGGTTAAAAATAAAAATCAAGAATTTTTAAAAAAGGGAATATGAATAATATTCCCTTTTTTTATTACTATAACTAAAAAAAATGAATTTTTTATAAGTTACTAATATTTATTTGTTAAACAAACTTATAAATGAGTAAAAAAACAGTTGTAGAAGAAGCGGTAATTCAAATGAAAAATTTGGAAGAAGCTCTTAAAGAAAATGCAAAAGGAATACTTGCCTCAACAATGAGACAAGAAATCAATTCTTTGGTAAAAGAATCTCTGACAGAACAGGATGAGGTTGGAACAAGCGATGAAGAAGAGGTGGATGTAAAAACACCTGAAGGAGAAGAAGACGTTGATGATGAAACTTTCAGCGTAGATGATGAAGATGATTTGGCTGATGACGATGACTTCGCGGATGACGACGATGATTTGGCTGATGACGATGACTTCGCAGATGACGATGATGATTTAATGGCTAACTTAGGTACTGATGACGATGAAGAAGAAGTTACAGTAGACATGAGAGGTGCTAGCGATGATGAAGTTGCCACTGTATTTGCAAAAATGGATAAAAATGATAAAGTTTCAATTGAAAAAGTCGGTGACTTCTATGAATTAAGAGACACTGAAAATGATACTGAATATATCATTAAATTAAATGAATCAGACGAATTTTATGAAAACGCTTTTGATAGTCAAGATAGATTTATGAAAAGACATATGGCTGGTGATGATTCTTGGCAAGATGAAGACCTACATGGTTATAGAGATTATGACTCTGAAGGTGATCTTGGTGATATCATGGCAGACGATGGTTATGGTAGAAAAAGACACAGACATCATGATGAAGATGAAATGGACCATTCAACAATTTATGAATTGGAGCTTGAAGAAGAAGGCGATTATGGTTTAGGTGAAGAAATGTATGAAGATTCAATGACCTATGAGGGTATGGGTGGAATGCATTCTGACGAACTTGATGAAGAAATGTATGAAGATTCAATGACCTATGAGGGTATGGGTGGAATGCATTCTGACGAACTTGATGAAGAAATGTATGAAGACATGACTTACGATGAGCTTGATGAAATGTACACAGATGAACTTGATGAAGAAATGTATGAAGACATGACTTATGAAGATCTTGACGAAGATATGTACGGTGAATCATGGTCAAGCATGGCTAATGAAACAGACAAGTTTAAAGTTCACGAATCTAAACAAAAAACAGGAAGTGCGTCGAAATTCAAATATAGTAAAAAACCTAACCAAGAAGGTGGGTTTAACACAAAAATGAAAGAAGGATCAAAACGTTTTGGAAAGTCAGGTAAAGCATCTTTCGATTACGATAATGAAGATCCTAATTCAGAAATTGTTATGAAGATCGTAAACAAAATTAAAGGTGGTAAAAAATCCGAAACTAAAGAAGCTTCAAGAACTTTAGGTGTTGGAAGAGCCTTTGGTAAAAAAGGATTAGATAAAAAAATAACTGCACCAAGACACTTGAAAGAAGAAGTTGAAATTTTAAGAGAAAAGAATGAAGAATACAAAAAGGCTTTAGACTTATTTAGAACTAAACTTAATGAAGTCGCGGTTTTCAATTCTAATTTAGCATACGCTACTAGATTGTTTACGGAACACTCAACAACAAAACAAGAAAAAATAAATATTTTGAGAAGATTTGATAACGTTGAATCTTTGAAAGAATCCAAAAATCTTTATCAGACTCTAAAAAGTGAATTGTCTAATAACAATTTGACGGATAATAGTATTAATGAATCAATCAATAGAACTGTTATGAAGGCACCTTCTACGGGTTCTGCGGTAAATTTGATTGAATCAAAAACTTACGAAAATCCACAATTTATGAGAATGAAAGACTTAATGGGTAAAATAAAATAAACTTTTTAACAAAACCGTATATTTATAATATACATAAATAAAAAAATAAAGCTAAAAACAAATAAAAATGGGAGCATTATTAGAATCAGGTCTTGTTGGTAACATCGGGTTAAAACACCTAAAAGTTATCAAAGAAGATACAATTAACAAATGGGACAGATTAGGGTTCCTTGAAGGTCTTAAAGGCCACCTAAAAGAAAACGTAGCACAGTTATATGAAAACCAAGCTTCTTTCTTGATTAACGAAGCAACTTCAGAAACTTCTAACGGAGCTTTTGAAACAGTTGTATTCCCTATCGTAAGAAGAGTTTTTTCTAAATTGTTAGCAAACGATATCGTATCAGTACAAGCAATGAACTTACCTATTGGTAAATTGTTCTACTTCGTACCTCGTATCCAAGGATACAATCCTAACGCGGCAAATCCTGATGGGACACACTATTCACCAATAGGATCACCTCAAGCAATTGCAGATGGTTACAACTCACTTGGTCAAGGTTACCCTAACGCTAATTTACCTGCTGGTCAGACTAACGCACCATATACAAAAAATCTTTATGATTTATTTTATGAAGGTAATGAGGCAGGTTTAGATCCTCCAGGATTGTTTGACTATTCTAAAGGTCAATGGACTGCAGTTACTCAACCGGCTATCGCTATGGTATGGTCAGGTTCTGATTTAACTCCAGCGACAAATCAATTTGACGGTGAAGTTACAAGAAAAATTATCGTTAAACTTTGTGGATTTAATAACGGAGGTGTTGGTAAATTAATCGGACCTGATGGTAATGAGATAGATACAGAAACTTTCTTATCTGATCTTAAAATTGTTGCTGACTTAAACGTATTAACAGGATCTACAGGATGTCCTAATTTAGATGAGATTGGAAACACAAACTTGTCAGCACCATTATTGTTTAGAGTTGTAACTCAAATTTATGGTAAAGGAATTGTACAACCAACATCTAATACTCAAGGAACAACTTTCCCTACAACAGGAAATGGTGGGTCTTACAACAATATCTGTTCACAGGATGGTTGTATCTATTTAGAAGTTGATCTTTCTTGTCCAGCATGTGCTGATTGTGGAGCTACTACATTAGATGGTTACACAGGAACTACAATTGGTGAAATAACAGAAAATAATGATACATTAGGACAATCTCCATTCCAAGCAATTTATAGAAGATATAAAAACTTAGAATTCGAAGATCAAATTGGTGAGGTTTCTTTTGATCTTGAGTCAGTGACTGTTTCTGTAACAGAAAGAAAATTAAGAGCACAATGGTCACCTGAATTAGCTCAGGACGTTGCAGCATTCCATAACATCGATGCAGAAGCTGAATTGACAGCGTTGTTGTCAGAACAAGTAGCGGCTGAAATCGATCGTGAAATTTTACGTGACTTGAGAAAAGGAGCGGCATGGAATTTACGTTGGGACTACAACGGATGGAGAAGACTTCAATTGACTACATCTTATACACAAAAAGATTGGAACCAAACTTTGATCACAGCGATCAATCAATTGTCAGCACAAATCCACAAATCTACTTTGAGAGGTGGTGCTAACTGGATCGTTGTTTCTTCTGAAGTTTCTGCAATCTTTGATGATCTTGAATACTTCCACGTATCAAATGCTTCACCAGAGCAAGATCAATACAACATGGGTATCGAAAGAGTAGGTACGTTGTCAGGACGTTACCAAGTTTACCGTGATCCTTACTTCCCGCCTAACCAAGTGTTAATCGGTCACAAAGGAACATCATTGTTAGACACAGGTTACATTTACGCACCGTATGTACCTCTACAATTGACACCTACAATGTATAACCCATTCAACTTCACACCTATCAAAGGTATTATGACAAGATACGCTAAGAAAATGGTTAACAACCGTTTCTACGGACGTATCACAGTTGATGGTGTTAGAACGTTTGACTTAAGAGAATTGAGATAATCAATTAACGGTTAATAAGAAAAAGGTCAGAGAAATCTGACCTTTTTTTTTGTTAAACAATTACCGTAGAATGTTAAGTCATATTATAAAATAAATTATTCTTTTACATCATTCACTAACATTCTTATAGACTTAGAAATTATTTCAGTTTCACCAATAGAAAAAGCGCCCCTTTGGTGTGCACACTTAACGGCTTCAACTAAATAATAAATTGAATGTTCTTTGTCCATAGTTGATAATATTACTTCTAAATGTTCTTCAGATAGTAAATTGATACTGCCGAAAAGATTACCAAAAATTTCATTTTTTTCTTCCATAATAATTATTTGTGATATTTATAAGATAATGAATATTCAAGATATTGTAAACAAAATAATACTAGAAGCAACTACTGAACTCGGGAGTAGGGGATCCTATGTACCCCCTTTACAACCTGGGTTCAGATTTTTTAAAAAAGAACAATTAGGACCTTTTACAATATCAACTTCTAATTATGATGATGCGATGTTGGCTTATGATAGTTATGATGGTGTTATGGATACACCAAAAAAAGAAATAAAAAAACGAGAAAAAATTGCTAAAAAATCTACAAACAAAATAAAAAAAAACCCTTATCTAACATTCAGTGATGATGATGGAGGTATATTAAATCAAACACCTGGTGGTAGAAAAAAAATTGTTCCGATACAAAGACAAAAAAAAATTAATGAAGCAAATACTTCAATAACCGCAGGTCCTTACAATGCCCCGTTAGAAATAGGGTTTTACGATTGGGAAGATCATCATATTGGTCCTTTTACTGAATTTGTGGAAACAAATAATAACAAACTACAGATAAAAAAGAAAATGCGTAATAATATAAAAAGGACTGTTGGTGTTTGGGAAAAAGATCATCGAGGATCTTATGATAGAAATATAGACGAACCACATCATTTAAAAGAAGATTTGGCGGTTTGGTTTGGTACTAAAAAAAAACCAAAAGGTTCAAAACAACCAAAAGGTCCATGGGTTAACATTTGTCGTAAAGTTGATGGTAAACATCCGCCTTGCGGGCGACACGACACATCCAAAGGGGCGTACCCTAAATGTCGTGCCGCTGGTGTTGCGGGTAAAATGTCCGATTCTGCTAAAAGATCCGCTTGTCAACAAAAAAGATCTGCCGAAAAAAAAGATACGCAAACAGGAAAAGGACAAAAACCGATTATGACATCATATAAACCAAGAAAATCCACAAATGAAGTAAGAATTACAGAATCACATTTAGTCTTGCTTATCAAAAATATTTTGAAAGAACTTTAGATTATTGTTCGCTAATTTTCATTTCATCTACTATTGCATTGTAAACTTTATCTAAAGTATTCTTGATATTTTTTTTGACTGTTCTTTCTGTATCCGTTCGTCTTTTTTCCGTTTCTGTATCATAAAGATATGTTATTCTTTCATAATCCCTTGTGGATAATTTTACATCATAATGAAAAACATGATTTGTAATTTCCACCCTACCATAGTCTATTATAATAAAAAGATTCAATGAATCATTAATTATGAATCTTTTGTTTGACATTGGGGCAATCATAAAATCGGAATCTTTATGCGAAATAAGTTTTACACATATCTTGAAGGCAGTTTTTTCATGTAGCTCAACTTCTTCATAAGTCTTTAGGGCGGAAGATCTACCTACTTTACTTAGTCTTACTTTGAATCTTTTGTAGATTCTCCTTAAAATTTTTTTCATTTTGTTGTATTTTATAATACTACAAATATATATAAAAAAAACTTAAATAAAAAAAAATAAATTATTTTAACAATAAACTCCTGAACATCTTTTTTTACCGTCTAAACCAGGTTGTTTACCTTTACAAACTTGAACTGCGTATCCATTCGCGTATGCCGAAGGGTAAACATCAAACTTGGATTTTGCCGCCGCTTTTCCTCTAGCACAAAGTTTAGTTCCTGTTTTTTTACGGCCCTCAGACATGACCATATCTTCATCATCAATATTCATTGACATTTGCATTCCATGTTTTTTTGTTTCATTCATCAAAAAATCAAAAACTTGATCCATATTGTTCTTTGCTTCTGCAATATGATCTTGTGCCCAATCGTGACCATGTTCTAAAATTTCTTCGATCATTTGTTGATCAAGATCTAATAAAAGATCACATTGTCTTCTCATTTGTTGTAAATTAGAAAAAAACATATATCGTGAGCTTTCTTTATGGGATTCATTTACCACTTTTCTAATTAACGAAGTAAGTTGTGATTCTGTTATTTTTATTTCTCTATTCATAATAATTAGTTGTTTAAACCATTCTGACCACCCAAAGTGATCGCGTTCATCTGATATACAGTAGTACCTTGATTATTTGTCCATGCCGGATGTGGTGTCACAACACTAACAACAGTGTTTCCGCTTGGTGTACAAACTTCTAAACAGATATTTTGTTCTGTGTTCGCACTTAATGAACAACTACAATCTAAAAAAGGTCCAACTAATGAAAAAATTCCATCGACTTCGGGATTGTTTGTTATTGAATCTATTGTGAAACATCCTTCAGATGTTGAACCAGTAAATCCTAAATAATATGTATTTCCGGTTGTGTAGGCAGTAAAGCCATTATCGTTAACCACTAAAGGTGAATCACCATTACAAGGTATTATTAAAATATTTGCCATTTTTTTATTTTTTATTAATTATTTGAAATTTTATCTGTTTCTTATAAGTATTTATTTCACCTGATGAAATCACTTTCAGATCAATAAAATATTCATTAGGTATTTTATCTCTAGTGTCAAAAATAAAATAATACTCATTTGGGGTTCTGTTTATTTTTGTCCAATCTTGTACTTGAACTTCTGTTGTACCTTCTTTTACATAAACCCTATAAAAAGCATCTACATTCGGAAGTTGTTTATTTGTTGTATATGCTTGTTTTATTATTACACCAACTTTTCTTACGTCAGTATTTAAAATCATTTCATCTTGTTTTATACCATAATAATCAAATCCATAAACTGATGGTGTATTTGTTGAAGTTCCAATCTGAATAGACTTTTGTATTGGGTAAACTGTAAAATCATTATAAATGTTTGGTAAATTGAATCCATTCATTACAATATTGGACCAAACATCGTTAAAAATACAAGGTGTTTTATATCCTATCAGTGGAGGAATTTGTATTTCATAAACACCTTTAGTTTTTCGACAAGATTGTAAATTTATAAGACCTGGTATAGGATCACCAGCAGAATCTTCAATTGTCACAAATGGGTTTAAATCTAAGTTTTTGAAGTCCCCATCTTCATAGATATACAAATAAAGTTTATTAGGTTTACCTAAAGTAAAATTATTTCTATCATCTTCAATTAAATCATCATATGATGTTTCTAAAAAAGGTTCGTAAAATGTTTGGGTATGTCTTGAAAAAAACCCAACCGAATAAGTTCCAGTTGTTCCGGTCAAGTTTTCTACTTGAGGTAGAAAAGCAATACCCCACCCAACAGGATTGACGAAATTACCTTGTAAGATATAATTAATTTCATTTGTCATATCAAATTCGATATTTTCATCACCAAATTCGAAGTGTTGTGTTGCGACAATAGTAAGCGCCGAAAACGGAGTGGATCCACTATTCAAATTACTATAAATCCCTGGTTGTTGCCAAAAATCTATTGTGGTTGTTTGATACCAATTTGATGGCCTGTCAGAATAGTTTTTATCATTTGGAACTGAAGACATAAGATCTGCATAATCATACCCAACACCTTCATCCCATCTTTGTGGTTGACTAGGATCTAAATCTACATACGGTATTCTGAACAAAATTAAGTCAAATGAAGTTGCTCTCAATCTACCCTGTGAAGTTTTTTCATTAAGAAAGTCCTTATTGAAAAAACTTGTATTTGTCATACGTAATGTATGTTTGATATTGTTACCATTACATAAAGGATTAATTGTCCCGTCATTATATTTTTCTTTTAATAATGTTAAATCTAAATCAAAAATAAATCTACTAAACCCGTTTGGGTTTATTAAATTACCATTACCATAGAATAACTCAATTACAGGATTTCTACCTGTATTAGTTAAACTATTCGAAATGATTGTATTATTCCTACTAAAATATGAATTGTTAATTGACATTTATCTTTTTATAATAAATATCAATTAATTCTAATATTTTGATTTAATATTGTATTTGGTGCGTCTAATAGTTGTTGGAGAATTTCTGACGTTCTAGTTCCATCTCTACCAACAGTTGATGGTGAAAGCCCGTGGAATGGATGAACGTGTGAGATCAAGAACTTTACAATTAAATTTAATAGCTTCATAAGTTCATCACCTCTGACCATTGGATCAGTCTTTGGTACTATTTCTTTAGTGTATTTATCTTCTTTTATACCATATAATGTAGAACTTAGATCTATTTTTCCTTTTGATGGTATTTGAGTACCGTGGGATAATAAAAATATTTTTTCAGCACCCATCGTTGAATATGTTATAGGTGCCGTCGAGTACAAAATTGGTATATAAGTGCTTGTATTAATTTTAACAGGACTTGATGTTTTATTGTAATCCCAAACTAAATTATAACCTGTTTTTGTGTCATTTGTATTAAGTTTAACTTTGTTACTTATTTTAGTAACATTATCTATTTCAATAGGAGTTGAGCCAGTTAAGTTTATTAATTTATCATAGGTGTTTAACGTAGGTCTGAAATAAAAAGGAAATTGATCATAAACGTTATGAATAGTGTAACCACTTATATTTATTGTGCCTTCATTAACTCCCTTTATGAAATCATTTATTA